ATTCCTGGGAACATTATGTTCAGTGCCAAGACGGATGAGAATAAGAAGAATCTTCCTGATGGTTATATTGATAGCCTGATGAATAACTACAATGAGATCTGGGTAAACAGATATGTCTATGGATCCTGGGATGCATTTGAAGGACAGATCTATCCAGACTTTGAGCCCAGTGTTCATGTAGTGAATGATTTTAATCCTGATCCTGGCTGGAGACGGTTCATTGCCATTGATCATGGCCGGACCAATCCAACTGCTGTGCTATGGGGTGCAGTAGATAATGATGACAAGATGTATATCTACCGTGAGCATTATGAAGCAGGCCAGGACGTTGATTATCACGCCAGGGCTATTAAGGCTTACCTGAATGAAGGTCGATACGAGACCTACGTTATTGATCCATCCACAGGTGCAGGCAAACAGGGAGATCCGGAAACAATAGGCAACCGTTACAGGCAGTTACATATTCCGGTTGTAGGTGCAAACAATGATGTCCAGGGCGGGATCGATAAGGTCACCCAGTACATCAAAGGACATAAGATTTATATTACCAGGTCATGCGAAAACTTGAGAAGAGAGTTAATCAATTACCAATGGGAACAGCCATCCGCATCCAAGATAGACTTGAACCAGCCGGAGAAACCTTTAAAGAAGGATGATCATGCTGTGGATGCACTCCGGTATCTGATTGGTGAAGCAGTAGACTCAAGTAAGCGACCTGATCACAGAACAGAAACAGAACGATTCATTGAGACTATTGTTGTTGACGTGGATCACTCACAACCACAATGGGATAACATCTAATGGCAGGCATGGATTATTATCCAGCAATGGATCAAGCATCAGCACTGGACCAGGTAGCGGATGTAGCAGAACGTATACCACAGGTCCGGGATTGGCTGGACAGAAGTAAGAAAGCAAGAGAGAAACAGGTTAGCAGATGGCGTAAGAATGAACGCTTGTATTATGGTAACCACTGGCCCAGTCCATCTAAAGGCAGTGAGTCACAGTCCAGGATGGTATTTAACTTCCCATTGGCTGTGGTAGAAACCATACTGCCTATTGTAAATGACTTCCAGCCCACAGTGGATGTCATGCCCAGGGAGAAGAATGATATCTTCTTTGCTGAAATGATGCAGAAGAGATTCCAGCAGATTGTTGAAGAGACAGATCTATATGGTAAAATACTCCAGGCTGTTAAGGATTCACTGATCTATTCCAATGGGTTTGTACAGATACTGCCCATCCTTTCAGATGAAGGAGCCTTTAAAGGATTTGATATCCAGGTAGTGGATCCATTTAGTGTAGTGCCCCATCCATATGCCAATGATTTAGATCTTGAAGCCGGAGAGTATTTTATGTTTGCTGTGCCGATGGAAACGTCCAGGATCTATAGAGAGTTCGGTATCAAGGTTAATGCAGATGGTAAGTTGGATGATTACCGGGCATACCAGAAGACAGATGACACGGGTGGTATTGAGAGTTCTAATGCAGACAGCGACTACGATATGGCACTGGTTATTGAGTGCTATTCCAATGAGCAGGACAAAGAGAAATATCCCAATGGCAGACATACAGTCGTTGTAGGTGATCAACTGATTGTTGATGAACCATTAGAGTTATACCGGATGCCTGTATTCATGGTGTCTAATTACAAATCCCCACACAACTTCTGGGGTATAGGTGAAACAGACCTGGTCCGCACCCAGACCAAAGCAATGAATGAAACCTTTAGTGCTATTAATGAGAATATTCGCAAGATGGGATTTCCAATCAGGAAGGTAACCCAGCGAGCAAAGGGACAACTGACCAGACCGATAACAGGGGCTCCAGGTGAAGAAATAACTGTTGTGGATCCTACTGATGTGACCTTTGAATCACCACCACCTATTCCCGGATACATCCAGAACTACATAGCCCAGGTAGGTCAGTTCATGGAATCCATTTCAGGGATCAATGATGTGACCCAGGGACGTAAGCCAGGTGGCGTTACATCAGGAAGAGCCATTGTAGCATTACAGGAAGCCAGTCAGACAAGGCAAAGATTTAAGATTAATAATGAAGTAGCCAGGATGACCAAAGAGATCGGTGAGTTTATGGTACAGATGATACTGACCTTTGATGAAGAGATCCGATCTATCCGTGAACGGGATTCTGAAGGTGAATTTGAGTTTACAGAGTATAATCCAATGGCGGTCTATGATGCTGATGGGAATGAAGAAGGTACACTTGAGTTTGATCCAGGAACGGCCAAGCGACTCCAGGACAGTGAGTTTGATGTGAGTGTAACCACCGGATCCAGGTATGCACAAGGCAGGGTAGCCAATGAAGAACGGGCAATGGAGTTGTATCAGGTAGGTATCTATGGCATTGAAGAAGTGGTGAATGCTTTAAACATCACCGATAAGCAGGATACGATCCAGAACTGGTACGTTAGAAACCAGATGGTTCCACCCCAGCAACAGGTGCAACAGGCCGAAGAGATGCAACAGCAGTTAGGGTTGGCAGTGGCACAGGTAATGGAAGAAGGTCCTGGTGGTCCCGCAGAAGAATCACTGGCACAGATGATTATCAATAATCCCACATTAGCAGAGTCACCTGATTTTCAGCAGTTGCCGGGTAACATCCAGGAAAGAATTTTAACAGTAACAGGATTGGTTGGCGGGCAGGGAGATCCAGAAATGGACCAACCCAGGGCATAATGGGGAATCATTTTCTGCCCGTCACATAACAAAAGGATAGAACAATGCCAAAATTAAAAGTCAAAGGAAAGGTGAAGAAGTTTAAGTACACCAAAAAAGGTAAAGAAGCCTATGAGAAGGCTCTTTTAAAAAGTAAAGGATATTGATGTATCACCAGATTACAGGCTTACTTACCCCTGGCGAAGCGGATAAACTCAAGAATATAGGCAAATATAACGCTTCAATTTGTGACTTTTCCAATGAATTGGTGCAAAAGGTGGCAAAACGCTACCAATCGATGGTGGATGATCAGGAATTTATGCTGGAAAAACCCAGTTACTGGCGAATTGAGACCCGTCCAAAGGGCCACGAATGGCATTATGATGGTTGTAAACTGATTGAAGGGGAGTTGGTGGACAATCATATGGCCTGGTGTCAGTATGGATCTACTGTCTTGTTATCCGACCCGGATGAGTTTACAGGTGGTAGAATATTTTTTGAAATAGACGGTGAACCTAAAGAAGTAAAGGATCACTATCTTAATGGCGTTTGTTATACAGCAGGAAAATTGAATAACCCAATGAAGCACATGGTAGAGCCCCATGAAGGAAAGAGAACGGTTCTACTCATGTTTTTTGCAACTAAACCAGTGTCGCAAGACCAACTGAAAGGATAGAACAATGTCAACAGTTAACGTAGCAGGAACAACAAATTTAGAAGTCACGCCTGAATCTGAACAGATCCAGGTAGGCAATTTCAGTAACGATCCAATGGTGGGTACAGATACACCATCAACAGATAGTTACGACAACATTTCGATACCTGGAGAACTCTTTGGAGAGCAATCAACCCAGGAATCCAATACAGAACAGGCTGTGACCACAGAGTCAATAGAACCAGCCAAAACAGAAGCAACCAATGAACCAGACCAGGAATTATCTGATACTGTTGACGAGCAAACCGATACGGTTAGTGAATCCCCAAGTGACGATAAGTCATTTGTGTATGAAACGGAAGATGGCTCAAGATACAGTATAGATGATATAGAGTCCTGGAAGAAAGATGCTGATAACCGTCACGAATGGAACAAGTCTAATACGGAGAAGGCCCAGACAGTGGCAGATCAGCGTAGGGCAGTAGAGCCTTTGGTGCAGTTGGTTGATAAAATAAAAGAGTCGGAAGATTTCTCTGATACGCTTATGGAAGCGATTGAAGATGAACTCGGTAAAGAAGCAGGGCAACTGTTCAGGCAGTCCCTACAGATGGATAATAAAGACCTTCCGAATCCCTATGAATCTGAATTGACAGAGACAAGGGAAAAACTGGCACAGATGGAAGCACAAAATGCTTTGGACCAGTCGATGGCAGAATTGAAAACCACCTACTCGTTGGATGATAAGCAATCCCAGGAAGTCCTGGACTATGCAATTCAGAAACACGAACAGGATGGCAGACTGCTGACCCTGGATGAAGCATACAAGGTGATGAACTTCGATAAGCCCAATGCTAAAGAAGTTACACCCAAGCAAAAGCCATCTGTTCCTGTAAACGTTCAGAAGAATGTCGGTGTCAAGAGTGATAAGCAAAGTAAAATCACTTCGTATGATGACATTGATGTTGCTTCTTTTTTTAACACATAACATACCGAATAAAGGAGACATAAAATGTCTAACATAGTCGTAAGTGGAACAGGTTCCGCTTCATTAAGTGCCCTTATTCAGCAGTATTATATGCCTGTTTTGTATGATCAGATCTTTAAGAAAAGTCATCCATTATTGGCGTTGCTGAAAGCAAAGGCAAAAACATTCAACGGTAGAGATATCGTTGTTCCTGTAGAATATGCAGACGGTGGTGCAAGTGCCTGGGGAGATCAACACGGTCTTGGCAGTTCATATACACCAGCCATTGCTGAAATTGCAAGGACTGCATCCTACCAACCCACAATGCTTACAGGTCATTTTCTTTTAACGAAGGAAGAGACCTTGCTTATGAACAGCCCGCAGGCGGTCAAGAACATTGTAAGTGCTAAAGTGAAAAACCTTCAGAAATCTCTGGAGAAGAAAGTTGCAGAAAATCTTTTTGCTACTTCTTTGGCAACCGATGCATTTAATCCTATTGGCGTTCTCTGTGATGAAACATCCACAGTTGGTGGTCTTGCACCTGGCTCATATGCCTGGTGGAAAACTCCTGTCTTGGATGCTACTGATTTCAGTGACTCAACTGGTAACATTGCTGATGATTCACCCGATGCTGGAACAAGTGGATATATTGCACAATCCGATATGGTTGATTCTTCAAAGAATACCTACATTTTGAAGTTGTTGCAAAGGGGCGTTGCAAATGCTCGTGGTTACTCTGGTGAGAATCCTGATGTAATTGTTTGCCCACAGTCCATCTATGATCTTATTGAAAATGAGATTGACCCAAGAAAGACAGGTAGTAGAATGTCTGAACGTATGGGCTCAATGGGCTTCACTGCTCTGAACTTCAGAGGCATTGACATTATTGCTGACCAGGATATGGTCACCCAGCAAGACCTTGTTGACGGTTCTGCTGATGCATTTGGTGTTGATGGTAAGATGTACTTCCTAAATACGGACTATCTCTATATGTTCTTCAACTCCGGTGCAAAATTCACCGCAGGCGATATGATCGAAGATACAAAGAGTAATACTTTCGTACAGAAGGTTCACACTTATGGTAACCTTGCGATTACGAATCGTAGGGCTCATTGTGTGATCAGCGAATTGGAATCATCTACTACTTATGCCCCACACGGTGCAGAGTAATTAAGTAACTGATTAACCTTAAAGCCCCTGCCTTTTTGTGGTGGGGGCTTTATAGCCTGGAGACAACATGACAACAGCAACAATGCTAACCATTTTAGGGGACAGAATGGAAGATTCCGCAGGGGATCTTTTTTCTGATACCGTCAAGGAACGGTACTTGAATCGTGCCCAGGACAAGGTCATCCAGGCACTAAACCCACATTTATTAACTGACCTTCACGTTTTGGTAACTGGAATATCTATGATTACCGATAACGATGTAGATACACATTTTAAAAGTTATTTTATCCCAACCCAGGCAGGAGCCCTGGCTTCGGATCCATTTGGTGGACCACTGGGGATCCTGGGAATACGAATAGCCAGTAGTAACTTTATTCGCAAAATATCCTTCGATATGGCTAAAGATTTTACAACAGGATATGTCTCATTCAGTGGCACAGAACCTGTCTATTTTATTTTTAAAGGCAGGATATACATCTACAACAATACAGCCAATGTGGACTGCTATTATATCAAGGAACCCACTGCACTGGCATCCGGTAGCACAGGAGACTTAAATGCTATCTTCCATGATGCAATCCTGGAGTTTGCAGAAGCAGAACTATGGAGAACAGTCAACAATAGAGATAGAATGGCTACAGCACAGGCAATGGGCTATGAGTATATTGCCAAATACAACCAGAATCCTGCTACGAATGTAGTGGGTGAAGGACTGCCTTTTGATTACTCCAGTAGTAATGGACTGGTGGATCCCATCTACCCTAATTACCCGATTAGTTAATGGCCAATTTCATTAACATAAAGGACTTTGATGGCGTTCTAACCAATGCTGATATTGAAGATCTTCCAGATAATGTAGCACAGGAGATCAAGAATCTCAAGATCCAGGCAGGGAAGTTAGAAAAAACATTCGGTGCAGGAACCCCATCCGGTGTACCGTCTATCGGTTTATCA